CTTAAAGAGTCAAAACTTATTCAAACGGAATACGTAATAGACAAACCAATATACGATTATAGATATTTGAATTATAATAAGCTTTATTCATGAGAGTTGCAATAGTTACTTTTTACGATAACAAAGAACGGTATATTTTAGCAGGCAATAGACAAAGGCAGTCTTTAATGGATGTTAACTTTCCAATGGAAGATTACTACCAATTTAGAAACTATGCTGAAATAAAATCACCTACTCATCAAGAGTTACCGTATGCCTTCAAAGTAAAGTCAATTGATAAAGTCCGCAAAATGGGTTACGATATTGTCATTTGGTTTGATTCGGCTATTTATGCAGTAAAAGACTTTACTCACTTTATAGATCATGTAAAACAACACGGTAATGCTTTTTTTGACAATATTGGTTTTACAATTGGTAGCTATACAAATGACATTTGCCTAAAGAAAATGAGAATGGCACGTAAAACCGCAAATCAACATCCAATGATTATGGCTTGCTTAATGGCTTTTAATTTTAAGGATAAAAAGTGTAAGAAGATGTTTAAACAATTTTACGATTCAGCAATACCCGAATGTTTTGACGGTGACTGGGCAGACCATAGACACGATCAGTCGGCTATGAGTATAATACTAGCAAAGAATAAAGTTAAACCGTTGCACCCTAACAATACTTTTTTTGCTTACACTAATCACCCAGGTCACTTACCACACGCAGATACTTTATGTTTTTTATCTCAAGGATATTAATATGATATACATTAAAATTATAGCAGTTGCTTTGTTAGTTAGTCAATTGAGCCAGGGGGTAAGTTTACTTAAACGTAAACCATTCACTTGTTCGTTATGCCTAGCTTTTTGGATCACATTATTTACCGATCTTTACCTGACAAATCACCTTATTAGTTCGTTTGGCATGGCTTGTGTACTCGCATTATTAACCTCACTAACCGACTTTATTTATGTCCGACTTATTCGATACCTCGCTTAAAAAACTAATTGCTAACAAGGATGCGATAAAGCATTGGAAGGAATTAGGCATAAGTCCAGGTGATCCGTTTTTTTATAAGGGAGTAGCTGAGGGTTTAAATTACGGTCACGTGAATATGTTTTGTGGTGGATGTATTACAGCGATGTATAATTTTTTACATGACTTTTTAAAAGAGAGAAATGAGATTTGAAGATGTACGTAAAATAAAACCTAACCCAAACAACCCTAGATTTATTCGAGATAATAAATTTGAGCAGTTGGTTAACTCGATACGTAGTTTTCCACAAATGTTAGAGCTTCGTCCAATTGTTGTAAATGAAAACATGGAAGTGCTAGGTGGCAACATGCGACTAAGGGCTTGCATAGAGGCAGGATTAACTCAAGTTCCAATAATAGACGGTTCACATTTAACACCGGAGCAACAAAAGGAATTTATTATAAAAGATAACTTAGGATTTGGTGAGTGGGATTGGGAGCAACTGGCTAACGAGTGGGATGCTATGGAGTTGCAAGAGTGGGGTTTAGACTTACCGATTGAATCGGATGTTAATTTAGAAACAGAACCATTAAAAGAAAACACTATAAAGATAACTTTTAGAACACCTGAAGACGTGCAAAAAGCTGAGAATGAAATACAAGAGTTACTAGATAGAGAATACGACGGAGCATATTTAAGTATTAATTTATGAATATAGAAAAAGCAGAATTACAAAAAACAATTGAAAATAAACTTAAACTATTAGAAGCCTTAGAGAAAAGTTTAGGTATAGTCACATCCGCTTGTAAGATAGCAAATTTAAGCAGGGGCAATCATTATGTTTGGATGAAAACCGATAAAGAATATCGGGCAAGGGTTAAGGAAATTGAGAATGTAGCTATTGACTTTGTAGAGACTCATTTACATAAACAAATAGCAAAAGGCAATCCACTATCAACTATATTTTATTTAAAGTGTAAGGGCAAGAAAAGGGGTTATATTGAGCAAAATAATATAGAGATTAGGGGTAACATGAAATTCACAGCAGATTTTGGCAAGAGCGATACTATACACACCACATTCGAATCAGGAGAAGATACATTACTCGATCAATAACGAACCTTACAAATACTATGTTTTAAACATTGGTAGGCAGTTTGGTAAAACGTTATTGGCAGCGAATCAACTTCTTTATTGGGCGTTAAACAATAAGAATGTTAAATGTGCATGGGTAAGTCCTGTTTATAAGCAAAGCAAAAAAGTATTTCAGGATATTTACAAAGCCTTTGCTAAACGACCTGAAATTTACAAAACGGTTAATCAAAGCGACTTATTACTCGAATACGTTACCGGATCGACTATTCAATTTTTTTCGGCTGAAAGGTACGACAATATTCGAGGGTTTACTTTTGATTACTTGGTTTGTGACGAGTTCGCATTTATGCAGGCCGAAGCATGGACGGAAGTTTTAAGAGCTACGGTTTTAGTTAAAGGTAAAAAGGTACTTTTAATATCCACTCCAAAAGGTAAAAACCATTTTTACACGATGCACCAAATGGACGGAATTAATCCACAGTACAAGTCATTTACCATGACTAGCTACGATAATCCTATAATACAACCTAGTGAAATAGACGATGCAAAATATACCTTACCTGAAATTATATTTAAACAGGAATATCTAGCCGAGTTTGTAGACGGAGGTTATCATTTATTTTCTAATATTCCAATTGGCACAGGTGAGCGTACATCTAGGTTAGTCGCTGGTTTAGACTTAGGCAGGGCAGACGATTACACGGTACTAACCATAATGAATGATAAAGGTCAAATGGTATTTTGTGAACGATGGCGACAAATGGAGTGGGCTACTATCCTAAACCACGTTAAAACGATTTTACGAGACTTTCGACCTGATGTGTATGTCGAGGTTAACTCAATTGGTGATATTGTTTTAGAGTCGCTTAGAAACGATATGAGTGGGATTTGTAATATACACCCATTTGTAACCACCTCCAAAAGCAAAAACGATATTATAGAAAGTTTGTTGGTGGCTAGTCAAAACAAAGAGGTAAGTATTTTAGACCTCGATTGGTTACGTAAAGAATTTGAAGTGTTTAGCTTTGAATATAACCCAAAAAGTAGATCGGTTAAATATTCAGCTCCGGCAGGATTTCACGATGACGGGGTAATGGCAACGGCTATTTGTTACCAGGCTTACAAAGATTTTGCAAAAGGTGGACGGTACATGTTGCTATAATTATTATATTTGTTTATGTTTTTCATGTTTGTATGTTTTGTGAGCAAGGAAGGTTAACGAAAGTTAGCCTTTTTTGTTACAAGTAGTTAGTTACCAATTTAAAAAAAATAGTTCTTATATTATGAATTTACCTAAAAGCTGGAATGAAATAAGTATTGAGCAGTTTATCGAGATTTACGATATAGCTCAAGATGAAAGTATAGAACCGATTGATAAGTCAATTAGGATATTCAGCATACTTAGTGGACTTACTATCAATCAAGTAGAAGATTTAACGCTTGATGATTGGGTAAGTTTTCAAAAGCAAATTAGTTTTATTAATGACTTTCCTCAAGCTACTTATCCCAAGTCTTTTAAATTAGGAGGTTACACTTGGAAACCTACATTGGATATTCGCAAGATCACGGCAGGGGAGTACATTAGCTCAATTGAGTTAACTAAGGAAAAGGAAAACATAATAATTAATACACCTAGCCTAGCAGCTTTATATTTAACTCCTTATAGAGGTTGGTGGATATTTAAGAAAAAAGTAGGTTTGACTTATGAGGAGAAAGTGGATATTTTGAAACGTGCAAACGTACAACAAATTTATCCTTTAGCACTTTTTTTTTGCAATCTCTTAATCAAATTAATGGAAAATATCCCCGATTATTTGAACAAGACAATGAAGGAGATAGCGGAGAAGGTGAACCAATTAAGCAAGGAGGACTGGCAGCATGGGGATGGTATAATGTTTTAGACTCATTGAGTAATTCAGATAGGACAAAGTGGGATTATTTTTTGAATATGGGAGTGATTGAATTTTTAAATACGTTGGCATATTTTAAAGACAAGGAAAAGCATTTAGAACAATTAAGGAATAAATTGAACCGTGGCACTAAATATTAGTAATGCAAGCAAGTACAAAGGCAATATTCAAGCCTTAAAAGATATTGCCAAAAAGCAAGAAGATCTTTTGCCATTTACTAATTTATTTGACACATTAGCTCGATCGGTTGCTGCGGTTATAGCTGAATTACAAGATAGTCTAAAAGAGAAAAAAGCAAACGCTACAGGATCACTAAGTCAAAGTATTTTAGCAACTCCCGACGAACAAACAAGGGATAGAGTAAGTATAAATATTAATTACAACGCTTACGGTAACGATGCTGATAAAGGTCGCAAAGCTGAAGGATTCTCAAAAGATAAGCGCAATAAATTACAACCAAATATTTATAAGTGGGTGATAAGTCCTGGCAAGGCTCAAGCTTTTAGTTCAGTTGCTAGTAATAAACAACAGGCTAGATCATTGAGTTACGCAATAGCAACTAATATTTTAAAGAAGGGAACGAAGGGTAATAAATGGTTAACCGATGTAACTGGTAAGAATAACGAAAGGTTAAATAAATTTATTAGTCAGGAAATAAGCAAAGCACTAGGAAAGGATATGCAATTTTTTATAACTACAGAAACGGATAAGTTAAATGGCAATAACAGTTAATCAGTCAGCGGATAGCCCTGCATTAGGCTACAACAAAATACTTTATACTTTAGACTCAACAAATAAAACGCAGCCTAATTTTAAATATGTAGCGGATGTTTACGTTAACAACTCACCTGACTATGTGAGGTTAAAAAAACCTGCTCACCCTACAAATGGCTATTCAGCTTTTGACTTGCAAGGAGTGTTACAAGATTATTTTGATTTGGATGTTTGGATTCCAAACTCAACTGGAGTGGTAACGTGTCCTAATTCAATAGTCGAATACGATGTTAGGTGGGGTGAGGAATACGGAGCAAGTAGTGGAATAGT